GTGCGTCGATATTCGCGAGGGCCTGGGAGATCTCGTCGCCAAACTCTTGCTGACGCTCCAGCATTGAGTCGCTCGAACTGATGTCGAACCCGGAGTCATCGACCGTTCTCGAATCCTCGATGATGTCCGCCGCAGCCTGTGTGAGTCGATTGAACTGTGCCTCTAATCGTTCGATATCTCTGGTTCTCATGGTCAAAATTCACCGTCTCCGTTAGTCAAGATCCGTCCGGTACCACTGCCGGCCGGTGTCGTTCGAATCGTCGGTCGGGTCGCTCGTTCGGTTCTCGAGGTTGGATGCAACGCTGTCGTTCGTTCGGACGTCTTCAGCAAGGCTGTTAGACGCTGCCTGCCCGTCGACCTCTCCTGCGTTGGAGATGTTGTTCCCGTTCGCGTCGAGCGTCGCCTGGAGTGTCGTTGCCCCCAGCGTTGCACTGGCGGCGACCAGTTCATCGACCTGGAGATCGATGAGCTGCCAGTTCGATCCGTTGCCTCGATAGACCTTCCCCGTATCGGTTGCGACATACAGCGCTGTACTGTGGGCTGTATAGTTGCCTTTCGAACTATCGGTGTTGAGAATCGTTATCCGGCTATCGATCTCGGCGGCATTTTCGTTCCAGTTGATACCCCATCCTTCTGGCTTTCCGACTTCAGGCTGTACTAACCCGATATTGGCGGTTTGTTCGTCACTCATTGGTCTAAATTGGTGTGTTCTCGAACTCGGCTTTCACATCGTCAGCGGTGTCGAACTCGCGGAGTTCCGCGAGCACAAACAGATTGAAGTCCAGCCGTCGCGCTGTCGATTCAGAGCCAGCGACTCTCGACTGATCAGTCACGTCCGTGACGAGTGCCCAAAAGCCGGTGTGGGCAGGCACGTCGATCGACTCGACCGAGATGACGAGCGTATCGAAGTACGCATCGGACGGGATGCGCTCCGAAAACCACGGCACTCCTGCGTCGGTCGTTCCCGTTGTCTGTGAGTTCGGGGCAAACCAGCCGTATTTTCTGAGCGCCAGGTACGAGTTTTCGACTCCACCGAGGCCCCCCTGATCGTAGGGGAACTGGCCGTATGCTCCCCGCCCGAACGCGAGTGCGGAGTCCGTGAGATTGTTGTCGAATAGCAGTTGCAGCGTGATCTCGGAGCCTCGAGTGAGCGTCGGGACAGGTTGGTCGACGACCGCCTCGACATCGTAGCCCGCGACGCGCCAGTTGCTCACCGTCTCCCACCTCGAGCACCGCGAACATCTGCTCGAGACGCGATCCGTTCGTTCTCGCTCTCAACGATTCCGCGGATTTCGGCTTCGAGGCCGTCCAGGTCAAGCGTCCCGGAGATCTCCTGAGGGCCACCGAGCGCACGGATTGCCTCGAGGAGCTGGTCGAGTCGATCAATGACACGGCTGAGATCCTGTTGACCAGTTTGTCCAGACGATCGGGACGATCGCGACTCGAAGTCCTCGAGCATCGACTCGATATCTGAATTCGTCGATTCACTCGATGCGTCCAACTGCTCTTGCAACGGAGCAGTGTCTGTCTCGGTGGCCCCATCACTGCCCTGGTTTTCCTCCAGTTGTGCGTAGATCGATTCGATTTTCTCGACGTCAGCGCCTTCCGCATTTTGGAGGGGGGCTTGTCCGTTTTGTCCACTCGTGAAGTCTTCGGAGCCGGCGTTCTGGAGTTCGTCAGCCGACATACCATTTGGGAGGTAATCGCTCTTGGTCTGCTCCTCCCCCGAGTCGCCCTCGGTTGTGAAATCGACGTCTTCGGCTTCGAAATCAATCTCCCATCTGTTAGGGAGGATTTTGTTGACCTGGTCAACCATCCAGTTCAGCAGGTCGAGCACGGCGTTGACGCCGTCCTCCGTGTGACCCTGGATATTCATGAAGTTCGTCTTCCAGGCCGCTGCTAACCCGATGACTGCAGCGATCACGAGCCCGATCGGGCCTAACAAGGCAGACCATAACGTCCCGAACGCTCCGGCCGCCATCGATGCCCCGGTCGCCATCGCGGGCAACATGGTTAGGAGCGTCCCAACCAGGATCAGCAGCGGCCCGAGTGCGGCCACCAACGCAGCGACCACAACGATCGCTCTTTGTTGTCCTTTATTTAATCCCTGGAACCTCTCAGCAGCCACCGTAGCATAGCCTGTAAGCGTCGTCAGCATCGGGATCAAGATAGACCCAATAGCGATACCGACATCCAGCAGATTTGACTTCGCGATTTGCAACTGCGCGTTGAGTGTATCTCGCTGAGTTGTGGCCATCTCACGGGTCGCCCCGTCTGCGTCCTCGAGTTTCTGAGTGTTCTCCTCGAGGGCGCTGCTGCCCTCCGAGATGAGCGCTGCCATGGCAGGTCCGGCCTCGGTGCCGAAGATCGAGGCGGCGTCGCTGGCCTCGACGCCGGCGTTTTCCATGTTCTTGAGGATCTGAGTTAGCGAGAGGATGTTCCCTTCGGAGTCACGCGTTGCAACGCCCATCTCCTCCAGTCGCTTCGTCACTGGCGACGTCTCGTCAGACACTTGAGAGAGGACGTTCCGGAGTGCTGTCCCAGCACGTTGGCCCTGGATGCCGACGTCCCCCATCTGCCCGATCGCGGCGGACGTCTCCTCGATCGAGATGCCGAGTGACGACGCGATCGGCGCGACGTTCGACATCGCCGTCGACATGCCCTCCATCGTCTGGTTGTGGTTCGAGACAGTGCCCGTCAGTGTGTCCGTCACCTTCGACATCTCATCGGCTTCGTAGCCGAACGCGCTCATCACATTCGTCGCGACGTCCGTCGCTTCGGCCATCTGCATGTTGCCGGCCTCAGCAAAGGCAGCGACCTCCGGCATCGCCTCCATCGACTGGGCAGCGTCGAGGCCGGCGCTCGCGAGATAGTAGTACGACTGCGCCGCTTGATCCGCGCTGTGGGTCGTCGTATTCGCAACTTCGCGGGCCCGCTGCTCGAGCTTATCGCGCATCGATTCATCGACATCGCCCATGACAGAGATGCTCCGTTGCATCGCCTGGTCGAAATTCGCTGCCGTACGGGCCGAGAGCGCCCCCATTGCGGCCAGCGGGGCAGTTACGCCCATCGTTAGTGACTGGCCGGCAGAGGAGAGTCTATCTCCAGTGCGTTGAGCCCGGCCACCGAATCCGTCGAGATCTCTCTGAGCGGTATCGAGCTTCGACTCGAAATCACTCTTGTCGAGCTCGAGAACCGCTGTTAGTGTTGATATTGTTGGCATAACTATCTGTTTTATCGACTATCAAAAAGGACGGTTGAGGAGGAGATCGTCACATCTGGAGTTGATTGTCGAGCTCCTGGCGCTCTCTCTGATGCTCTTCGTACCGAGTCATCCAGAACATCTTCTGCGACTCGTCCAGTGCGAAGAACTCGTCGGGCCGGTAGTGCTGTTCCCGGTTGAGCCACTCTAGGAATCGCCCGACATGAGATTGTCCAACATCTCGAGCTGCTGCGACTGCGTCTCGCCCTTGCCAAGCGCCAAAAAATCTTGGTAGAGGTCGGCGACTTCCTCTTCGTTGAAGCCGATCGTCTCACGCCAGACCGCCGGGTTCTGGAACGACGGGTCGACGGCGTGATCGGAGAGCGTCTCCTCCATCTGTTCGATACCGACCTGTGCCTCCTGGAGGAGAGACATCAGGTCGGCCCCCTCTTGAGCGCCCTCGAGGACGCGTTGCTGGCGGTCTTCGAACTCCTGCTGAGTCTCGGGATCCGGATAGAGAAACTCGATCTCGACGCCGTGACGGTCGACGGTGAACGAATCCCGAGAGCGAGCGTCGAAGAGTTCCTGGGCCTTGCCATAGAGTTCGGCCGTCTCGCGCTGCTCTTCGCGCTGCTGTTCCTGCATCGAATCGAGCGCCGAGTTCGCGGAGTCAGCGTTGGCTACAGACATAGGTCAGTGGTTAGGCACTCGGCGAGTAGCTGATCCAGGCGTCGCCCTCGACCCAGAACGTCCAAGACGCCGTCGGCGGCGTCGCGGACGGGTCGATCTCCGGCGACGTGACCTCGCAGTCGGCGAAGCGATGCAGGAGCTCGGAGTCGGCCGGGATGTCGACCGAGCCGAAGTCCGGCTCGTCGGCGAAGTACGCGATCTCGAGATACTCGTCATCTCCGGTCTGCCGGTCCGAGCTGTCGAACGTGATCTTCCCATCGGAGTCGGCGACGCCGATCAACTCGAGCGCTTCGAGATCGGGTGCAACTGCGGACGCAACTTCGACGTCGATCGTGTTGTTCGTTCGGAAGCGCTTCGTTCGGCGCTGCGAGCCAGGGTTGAAGTCCTCGTTCGATTCGTCGACGGTGACCGACAGATCGTCTTTAGTGCACAGTCCAAGGACGGTCCGGACTGGTTCGGCTCCACTCTCGTCGACGTGGATGACCGATACGATGCTACCCTCTACCTCTAAAGAATTTGTTATGTCTGCCATGGAATTACTCCTTCAGTGTGATCTGCGATTTGTTGATCTTCGTCTCCGAGTTGAACTCGGCGGTGATCTCGATGACGTAGGTGCCGGACCCGTTCGCGTCGGCATCGGTATCCCAGACGTATTCGAACGCGCCGACATCGGTGTTCGTCATCGACTGCGCGGAGATCACCTCGGTACCGTCGCTGTTGGCGGTGATCGTGATGTCGGCGTCTGGAGTTTCGTCTGTGTCCTGGTCGTCCGGGTCAACCGCCCCGGTCGCGTCGCTGTACGCGATCTCGATCGGGACGTCCTCCCCAACGTATGCTGATTTGATTGTCATCGTTCTCCGGGATTGTAGGTCGTGAGTCGGCCGGTCACCCGGCCAGTATCGTCTCGACCAAACGACCCATCGGGCTGGGCGTTGGTGAGCTGTGCGTCGACGTGCGCGATTGGACCGCGAGTGATTGTTCCTATCGGCATTGTGTTATCGCGTGTAGGTCGTCGTCAGCCAGTCCTGCATCAGTACGAGGCGGTCGCCGGTGACCTCCGACCAGCTGCTCGAGTCGGTTCCTTCGGGTAGGAGTTCCGGCGCGTCGACGGCGATGTCCAGGCGGTCGGCGACCGTCGCCATGATCTCGGCCATGCGGTAGGTCGGCGCGCTCTGTTCAGAGCGCCACGTGTCCGTCGCGACGACCGAGACCTGCAGCCTGAACTGGCGTTGGATCGTCGAGAACTCGCGCTGGGAGTCCGAACTCTCTGTGATCGGCTGGACGCGAACGACGACCGGATGGTCCTGAACGTCCTTCGGCCAGCCCTCGTCGATCGCCGTCGGATCCTCGAGGAGAGCAACGAGATCGTTGTGATCGCGCAGGTCGACGATCGTATCTCTAAGGGCGTCATGAAGTCCATATGTCATAGTTCGTACTCCACAAAGAACGTCGTTTCACCGAAGGCGCTGCTTGACTGGACACCTTCAGCCCCTTTCCGAGCGAGGGCCACGTCCAGTCCTGCAGGATCTCGACCGTTACGGTGATATCCGAGATGTCGGTCATGAGTTGCCCTCCTGCATAGCGACGCGATAGACCAACTGCTCGATATCACGGGTCAGTGCCATTAGTTCTCGATCCATTGCTGGCCGGAGCATCGGTTGTGCGCTCATCTTGCTGGTCCCTCGCTCGACAAACTCGGCGTAGTTCGCGGTGTTGCCGACCTCGGTCATGATCGTGCCGCCTCGTGCTTCGGTCAGCCCCGTCCAGGAGGCGCGGAGGTTCCCCGTGTCGACGGGTGAGCGCTGCTGGGCCTCTTTCTGGATGTTCTGCTCGGCCTCTTCCATGCGTTCGACGAGCTGGTCGTCAGCTTCCTCGATCATGGTCTCGAAGACCTCTTGGGTGTCTTCGGGGGCGAAGCCGCTCTCGAAGTCGAGTTGCATATCCATGATCAGACCTCCACTTTCGTGAGTTCTATCTCGACGTACTCTGGAACGGGCGAATCGAGGCGCTGGATGTTCGGTGGCTGGGTCGTGAACCGACCGTCGACGCTGTCGAGTTCGATACGGTCGTCGGCCCCGATCTCGAGCTCGTAGTTACCCCCCGTGATCGAGCCGACGTCCTCTGGAGCAGCGTACAGCCGGTAGACCTCTTGCGGCCATTCCGAATAGACTTCGCGGACGTACTCGGCGGACCGTTGCTCCGTCCGAACCGACGCCGGGTCAAGGTCAGCTTCATCGTATACGACATCGCCGTCGACGTAGTCCCACTCGCTCTCATCAAGCGACAGCGGGACCCAGTCGCGGACCGGAGTAGGATCACCGTACGGATCCTCCTCCGTGGCGACCTCCCGTTCGACGAAGAACACTGCCTCATCGTTTTCGAGCCCAGAGAGCATGATCAGCCCCTCATGTCAGGAACAGAGATCGACGCGGTCCTGTTGGTCGCGCCGATGCCCAGAAGTTCGTCCGTCGCACCGAGCCGGCGGGCGTCCGCCCGGAGTTCGTCGATAGATGACTCCTCGTAGGACTTCTGTGCGTTTCCGAGTTGCTGGTTGCTGGTTGCCCGGTCGAGCTTCGTCGCGATGTGGATCGCTGCGAGCACAGCTTCGAGATCACGCCGATCGGGCTCATCGAGGCCACCAATGTTGTCGTCGCGATCGATATCGCGCGCTTTGCGCTCGATGACCTTCTCGATCTTCTCGTCGGACAGGTTCGTGTCGATCTCGAGGAGGACGTCCGCCGGCGTAGCGGTCGCCATCCGTTATCCCTCGAGTTCAGCCAGCCGGGCGTCGATGGCGTTCTTCGCTGTCGAGCGGTCCTCGCTCTCGTCTTCGGCCTTTCGAATCGCTTTCAGAAGCTCCACGTCGTCGACATCCTCAAGGCGGTCTTTCAGTTCCGAGACCTTGAGGTCCGCTGGGTGCGGGTCGAGTTCGTCGACGTCCAGCGTTGTCGGCTCGGAGGATTCCTCCACGTGCTCGTCACTGGCATCGTCCCCGTCGACGATCTCGAGTGTTCGCGGATGGCGGACGGCAATCCGCCCTGGGACGTCGAGTGTGTCACCGCGACTGTACTGCTCGCGATCGAATCGGAACTGTGGGCCGGCGACGCGGACCGTGACTGTGTCGTCAGGCATGGTGGGATCAGGCGTTGATGCCGGTCATCCGGGCGATGCCACGCACGCCGTCGGGGCTACGGCGGACGAACGGCGTTCGGCTCGAGAGTGTCTTGTTGCGCAGGCCGAAGCCGCCGTCAACCTCCCAGTTCGTGTTCGTGACGCCCTGTGCGGTGACCATCTGGAAGTACCGCGGGTCGTTCAGCATCAGGATGCAGCTGTCTGCGTCCAGGCGCGGTGCCGGGACGATGTTAAGGTACGGGTACTTGCGCTCGAGGCGCTCCATGATCGGCTCGTCGGTCGCGGAGGTTTCGTAGTCTTCGCGGTCGACCTCGCCCCAGAGCGCGCGGGGAACGAAGACCCAGCCGCCGACCTCGGAGACCAGTGGGACGTCGTCCTGATCCTGGACATCGGTCTGGTCTTCGACGGTGTCGTGCAGTTCCTTGAAGTCGCTGAGGATCTCCTCGGGAGAGTTGACCCAGCCGTTCGAGCCGCTGGTCTGCAGGATCAGGTCATCGTCCGAGTCGAGCCCAGACACCATGAGGGTGCCGCGCTCGGTCGGGATCTCGCGACCCTCGCCGTTCCAGAGCAGGCTGTGCTCCGAGCGGTTGAGCGCGCGGCGGGCTTCCTGGCCGACGCTGGTGTCGAGATCGTCGCCGAACTGCATCGCGTTCTGGACCTCTCGCGAGTCGAACTCGTAGTCGACGTGGTGGATCCAGAGCGGAACGCCGTGCAGCCCGTTGGCGGGCAGTTCCTGCGTGCTGCGTGCACGAGCGTTCATACTTCGGTCGGCCTCGAGGCGGGTCGCGCGGAGACGGTCGAAGTACGCGTAGCGGAACAGCGACGCGGAGACACCGAAGCCGGCGCCGATCAGCTGGTCGATCACCGTCGACTGGACGAATTGATCGTCGAGGATGGTCTCGGCGTACTCCTGCCAGGAGTCGACCTGCATCGTGGAGTCGGCGGTCAGCTCCACCGACGGCTGCTTGATTCCGACGGCCTGGTCGAGGTCGTCCCACATGTCGGGACCGAGCGGCGACTGGGCGCGGATCTGCTTCCACGCCTGTTCGCGCTGTTTCTTGATCGGGTTGAACAGCGCCGTCTCGTGAAGGCGGGATCCCGCCTCGAACTCTTCGGCCATCTGCGGTTCGTGAACGTTGACGTTATCAGAAGTTGCCATAGGCATCTTGAATCACCTCAGTAGAACTCCACGCGAACGTGGATCGGGTCGCCGCCGCTGCTCATCGTCACACTGTCCTCCTGCGAGATCTGGGCGACCGCCTCGCTCGGATCGCCACCAGAGACGACCTCGAGGTAGCCGTTGGCGTTCCAGCCGAGATCGGCTCCCTCGTCGTAGGTGTCGTCGGTGCCGTCACCGTCGACGTCGGCGTAGGCGACGAGTAGTCGTGCTTCGTCGTGACTCTGGAAGCCAGTCGTCTCGACGTTCGAGCCCGTCGGATACGTCTTCTCCAGTGGGCTCTGGTTGTCTTCGATTCCGCGACTGCCGGGGTTGCGCTGTTCGCGAACGACACGTTTGGTCTTCGAGTCGGCGCCGGCGGCTTCGTAGCCACCTGCTCCGCGTACGACGCCCTGGCCAGGCTCGAGTTCTGCAAGTGCCTCGCCTTCGTCGTAGTCTTCGGCGTCGTTGGTCTGTGCAAGGACTGACGTCTGGGTGTTAAGTTTCGTCATCTAGATCACCTCACTCAGAGACACCGGTACCGTAGTCGTCGATACTGCCTTCGTCATCGTCGTCAGCGGCGCCCGCCGGCGACGGAGTCGCGGACGCTGTCAGACCAGCCGTTCCAGGAAGCCCCATGCCGCTCTGACCGGTCACGCGATCGTGCTCGCGATCGACGATCTTGTCGGCGGAGGCCATGAGGTCCTCGCGATCGTCGTCGTCGTACTGGTCAGAGTGAGCGATAATCTCCTTGACCTTCTCAGCCTTCGACTGCTGCTCCTGGGCGTGAGCGACGAGGTCCTCGGCGTTGTCCTCGGTCACGAAGCCCTGTTCCTTGAGTGCGTCACCGAGCTCGGAGGCGGCCTCGTTGACCGTCATCTCGGCGAGCGTCTTGTCACTGTTCGCCCGGTTCGGGTCATCGGTGCTGCCGCCGTCGCCGTCACCGGAGCCGGCGTTTTCAGCGGCGAGTTCGTACGTCTGTTCGAGTACGTTGTCGTCCATCGCCTCGAGGGGCTCCTTGTCGAAGCCCGCGTTGGCGGTCAGGAACGTGATGTACTGCTCTCGAGTTCTGTCTTTCATATCAGTTGTATTAGGATCGTCCACAGAGGATCCCGCCCCTATCGTTTGCATACTGTCCTGTCCATCTCCGCTATCGCTCACATCAGCGACCACGTCCGCTTCTTCGGGGGCTACGCCGACGAACGCGGAGTCGAAGAAGTAGCCACCATCTGCGGTCGTGATTGGGCCAAGCCTTTCGCCGTCTTCGCTGGCATAGTGCAGCACAGCGTAGACGTCGACGTCTTCCTCGAGCGGGTCGTCAAGTTCGATCGGTTCGTCGTTGACGAGTTCGCCGGCAGGGGCCGCCTCCGACTCGCCGATCGTGGGGCCAAGGCCTGGGCCGACGTCTGGAAACTCGTCACCCTCGAGGTGGGCACAAACAGTCCATCTTGCGTCCTCAAAGCCAGCTTCAACGACACGGACCGTTTCACCGTCACTGGTCTGTGGCCGCATTCGGATGAAGCCACGCCGGTCGCCACGATCGCCGATGATGCCGAACTTCTGGGCCAAACGTTCTATCAAGCCCGCAGTATCGTCCGGCATCTCGTCGGGAGCTGCGGTCAGTTGTTCGCTGATGTCCACAGATTGCGTGAACGTCGCAAGTGCCTGATTCGGGCCCCACTCCGCCGTGTTACTGGGTGAGTCGCCCTTGCTGACGACGGACAGGTCGAGGAACTCGATGTTCTCACCGACGTATGCCTGGATGTCATCTCGAAATTCGCCGAGTTTGAACCTCGGATGGACGGAGACCTCATAGGACTCGCCGTGAACTCCGTCTGCGACGTTGCGATCGTGCGTCGTCGCCTCGTAGCCGACACCTTCAGCGTCCTCGATCCAACCGGCCTTCGGGACCTTGCCGACGGTCTCGTCAGTCGGTGGCGGATACTGTGGTCGGCCATCGTCATCTGTGGGGTGATCTGTTGTGAGTGGTTCGCCGGCCTGGGACCCTGCGGCCTTCTTGAGTTCCTCCGCAGTCATCAGGACTCGCGTCCCATCGTCCATGTGGAGGATGTCGCCAGCAGCGACCGCGATACCGGAGAATAGCCACGGAGGGCCGTCCTCATCGCCGTCCGAACTCGCGGTTAGCCGGGCCGTTCGGGCCGACACCCGCAAGTCATGCGTTTTGTTGTCTTTCATAGTTGCATCGGCCCAGGACCTCGCCCCTCACGCCTCTGCGGCGTGTTTTTGTTCGGAGGTCATCGGGCCTGGGATTAGGCCGCTGCTTGAGTTGGTGAAAAGTGAGCGACCAGTTCCTGAGCGCCGGCGGCGTCCGTCGTCGCGAGTGTCTCGTAGCGCTCACGGGCTTCGTCGACGAACGCACCAGTGCGGTACATCGCAACGAACTCGTGGGGATGTTCGGTGATCGCCGCCGCGGCCGCTTCGTTCACGATCGGGATCACCGTACACCGGCACTGCGGGTGGATCGGGGGCTGGTTCTCCGATCCCTCAAACTCGTCGAGCGTCCAGGGCCCGCCCTGAGCCACACTGGCACACTGCGAGCAGACGCGCTGGTCGCCGGCGGTCTGTACCTGGACTTCTGGCTCGAGGCCGACCGAGTCGACGCCCTGCTGCCGGTAGCGCTCGATTGTCGCCTGCGTGTGTGCGTTGATCGTCTCCGTCCGAGCGAGGACCGTCGAGCGTGTCTTCCCGATCTTGTCGATGCGGTCGGAAATCCGACGCGCCATCTCCGTCGGGTTCTCGCCGGCCGCGACCCCATCAGCCAGTTCGCGGGTGATCTGCTGGGCGACCGCGTTGGTGATGCCGTCGAGCTCGGCGTAGTTCCGTGAGAACAGGACCTGCAGTTTGCGCTCGTGAACCGGCATCTGGACCAGTTGCCGAGCCGCCTCGGCGTCGGTCGATTCGATATCGAGACCAGCCTGCCGAAGGTTTGTGTCGGCGTCCTCGAGGCCGCGCTCGTACGCCCGGCGCACCCAGACGTTCTCGTCACGGTCGATGACCTCGAGGACCTCCGACTCCATCGCCGTCTCGAGCCATTCTCGGAAGCGCTCGATGCGCTCGTCGGTATCGACTGTGCTCAGGTCTGGTGGCTCGTCGACGGCTTGGAGTTCGTGCCTTGGGGCCACTCCGGCGAACGTCTCGACCAGTTGCTGGGCTTGGTCCTCAGAAACGTCGCTGTCACGAAGGCCGAGGATGTCGTCCTTGATGACTCGCTCCAGAATCGTGCTGTTGATCCGGCCGAACGCACCACGGAGTCGTTGAGCGTACGTCTGCCGGATCGTCTTCGTTTGTGTCGGGTCCTCCTGCTGAGCGTGCAGGTGGTGGCCGTGGGAAGTAGACCCAGAACTCATCAGTCATCGGCCTCTGCAGTTCCGAACTGTTCCTCGAACTGTGCTGCCACTTCCGGGTCGGCTTCGTCTAGTTCCGGGAGGTCAGCCCCCTCGAGTTCGGACGGGAGATCACCATCCTCGATGAACGCGAGTTGTTGCTCGGGAGTGAGTACACCAGGCGCGACGGCCAGCCACGTCTCGAGGACCTCGGCCCGAGTCTTGTGGATATCTGCCTGGTCCGATTCGGACATCTCGGCCAGCGGCTGCCAGTCGACCTCGTAGCCGTCACCCTTCGTCTCGGCGATCGTCCCGATATCCAGCAGCCGGTCGATGATCGCCCGGACGATCTGTGGCTCAACGAACCCATTTCGTCGTTCGGCGATTTTTCCATACCACTCCTTGAGGTCTTGCGTCGTGGCACGTTCGCCAGTCTCGTTGCCTTTTAGGACGGACTGAGGGAGGCCCGTCTGGGCACTGATCGCCTCGATGTTCGGGTCGATCACCGGCTGCGGGTCGATGTCCTCGCCGCCGAGGCTCTTGACGTCGTCGGCGCCGTGGGTCCGAAGGACATTTTCGAGACCGTGCTGCCAGCGCTGGAGATGTTCCCGGAGCTCGTCACCGCCGTCCTCGAGGTTGAAGTCTTCCGAGATGTTGATGTGGATACCCCACGCGGCGGCTCGGTAGACGAGCTGGCCGGCAGCGCCGAGCGTCTTCTCGATGTCGATCAGGTTGTTGTAGACTGGCTTCTGCCGCGGGACGCCTCGAAGCTCGTCGTCCAGGAGTTCGTCCGACGGGATGTGGATGACGCGCTGCCAGTTGACGTTGACCGTCTCAACGCCCTGTTGTTGGATGACGTTCTCGTACTCGTTCTCGTCCGATAGATCGAGCGTGTACTCAGTTGGGTCGCCCCAGCGCCCAGACCCAGGGCCGCCGACAGTGACATCAACGAGCGAGGCCTGTGAGAACGGTCGGAGTCCCGTCAGTTCGGCACCTTGCTCGACCGGGCTCGAGAACCCGTCTGCGTCGTCGACGTCGTCGAACTCGAGGACGAGTACGCCGAACTTCCCGATTCCAGCCAGCTTGTCCGCCCGCTTCGCGTAGTGCCAGAGCCGCTGGTCGTCGACGAGATCTTCGACGTCGCTTTCGAACTGCGTTTGGCCCTCGTCGCCTTGGGGCTCGGCCATATCATCGATCTTCGGCGGGTCGCGCCACGTCGTGTTGGGCGGTAAAAACGTGACCGCGTAGGCGTATGGGTTCCGAAGAGCAAGGGCAAAGAAATCCTCAGTAGATGGGTTCTTGTCCCAGCTGAATACTTCGTAGTAGTCCTCGTCGCCGGGGATATTCTCACCCAGCGCCTGGGCGAGTGCGAACCGCATCTGAAACTCCTGCCGAGCCGAAAGTCCATCGTCTTCTGCGACTAGTTCGGCGCGGCCGTCCGTTGCCTCGAGGTCGTCGTTTGTATCACTCATATGTAAACTCACCAAGTGCCGGAACCGCTGCCGCCGTCATCGTCGTCCTCAGCGAGCAGCCGCGTCGCGATCTCGATTGCATCGAGTCGGTCGTCGTGGGCTGAATTCGGGAACTGGAGCCATTCTTTGACCTCAAAGTTCGCCCACGGCTGCTCCGACGGATCACCCACAATCCGGAGTGAGTCGCCCTCGAAGTCGGCCGCCATATTGTGGATCCGCTCCTCTTTATCGCCACTCGAGGTGTCGCCCTCAGCTGGGATCGGTGAGTCGTCGCGAAGGCGCTGGGCGACGCCGCGGTTGGCGTTCTGTTCGACCAGCATTTCGTCGACGTCGATCCCCTCGAGTTGTTCTTCGGCCCAGTCAGCGGACTCCTTGACCGACATACCGCGATCGCGGATGAGTTTTGTCAGGTAGCCGCGTTCGACATCCTCGTTCCATGCGATAACCGCGAGAGCAGTCCAGTCGGAGTTCTCTTCGGCGGCTTGCTGCAGGTCCTCAACGAGTCCGATGTCCATGCCGGCATACCACTCGTACTGCGAACGGGGCTTCGGCAACTCCTCGACATAGGTGAGCCACTCGGATTTGAACACCTCGCCCGAGAGTGCGTGCGGGTCCTGTTGGTTCTCGCGCCGCCAGATCGGTGTCGAATCGTCACCGTCGACGATATCGTACAGCAACGATTCGGCTGGCTTGTGCTCCGGCCAGAGGACGCGTATCTCTTGGTCCGGGATCACGCCGTCGTTTGCGAGGTTGACATCCGCCGGCAGGTCACCGATATCATCGTAAATCTCGCTGTCGTCACCGCGGATCTTCCAAGCGCGCTCCTCAACGAGCGGCCAATCATCTTCGGCGATCGCCTTGTAGGTTTTCGCATCCCAGCTCGCCGAGTCCAGAATGTCCGTTTCGTAGATGTCTTGCGGGTGCTTGCGGGTCCCGATCATCGCCTGAACGCCACCGCACTCAAGAACGGAATCGGGGTCGATCAGGTTCTTTTCGTAGTCGCGGAAGTACTCCCGGACGTTCCGGCGCTGTTTCGCCGTCCGTTGGTTGTCCCAGTCCGAGATGTCGTCCCAGACAATGACATCGAAGTGCTTACCGGTCAGCTGACTTTCGAGGCCGTACGGCGAAATCGTGGGCTCCTTCTCAGTGTTCGCTGCCGTGTTAAGTTGCTGGCCGGCGCCGCTCTCGATCTCGATGCCGAACTGCGGCGCCCAGTGCTCGACAACGTCGACAACCTTGCTGGTTCGCTCACCGGCGAGGTCGGCCGTTTTTGAGACCACTGCAACGCGGACATTCGGAATCGACAGGATGAGCCACGCTGGAAATACAACGCCGATCCCCTCGCTCTTCCCGTGCCCTCGAGGGAGCAGCCGAGCGATCTTTGTCGCTGCGTACGGAAAGTCTGGATCGACCGCTTTCCAGAGGGCGTTGTACAGTTCCTTCAAATGGGGGCCAGGTGGCAGAGAGTAGTCGAATAGCCGGATCGATGTGATCGCAGGATGCGCCAACGGGTTGCGCTCCGCGATCGACATCGTCTCTCCGGCTTGATTCATGTGTCAGGTTCTTCATCGAACGCTTCCGCGAGTTGTTCCTTCTCCTCTTTCGAAAGCGACTGGCCGATTGTGCCAGAGTGTTCGAGGTCTGCATCCAGCTTCCGTTTCTCAGTTTTCACGTAGCCGAACGACCGCTCGAGGAGAAACCGTGATCCAGAGTCGTTG